ATGGAAAACACACTCGGCTCGGCGTCAGCGCTCACCGCTTTCACAGCATATCTACAGCTTCGCAACTTCACCCCGAAGACCATCGAGCACCGGCTCGGCCAGGTAGACCGGTTGGTCCGCTGGCTTGGCGACACCTCTCTACTGGAGGCAACTCCGGAACAGCTCGAAGCCTGGCAGCGGTCGTTGACGGTGTCCGCGTCGAGCATTCAGACCTACACAAGCCATGTGTGCGCGTTCTACCGATGGGCTCACAAAGCCAAACTCATTGCAACCGACCCGTCCGCCGACCTGGTGCAGCCGAAGATCAAGCGCCGCTTGCCGCGTCCGATTGCCGAGGATCATCTGGACCTGGCGCTGATGGCTGCATTGCCGGGCTCAGATATGCATGCCTGGCTGCTACTGGCGGGGTATTGCGGTCTTCGCGCCGGAGAGATCGCGGTGATGGAGCGCACCGATTTCCGCCCCGACCAGAGAGGCGGCGCGTTCCTGACTGTGCATGGCAAGGGCGGCAAGCAACGCATCGTGCGGGTGCCTCCGATTGTCCTGGAGCGCCTGAGCAACCAGATGAGCCAGCCCGGTCCGATGTTCCGCCGGCCGGAAGGCGGGCCGGTCACCCCGAATTACGTGTCAGTGGTGTCCTCGGAGTTCTTGGCAAACCTCAAACTTCCCTACACCCTGCACACGCTGCGCCACAGATTCGCCACGGCATTGCTTGAAGCGGGCGTAGACATCCGCTACATACAAGAAGCACTCGGGCATCAAAGCCTGTCCACCACAATGGTCTACCTCGGATACTCCGCGCGTCGCGGAGCCGTGGGAGTCGATGCGCTCGCCTCTCGACTGTGCGCGTCGCCGAAGACCAAGAAGGCGAGTACCCGCAAGCGTGCGACCACCACAGACGGGACGGTCACATGATCACCCCGACGAACGCTGAAACACTCGTCGCCGAGCCCGCGCGCACGCATCTTGTGCGTTGCGGGTGCGGCGCGAGAGTCGAGATCGTGGGATACAGCTGGTGACCGGCCAGCAGCGCGTCGATCTCGCCGCTCGCGTACACGGCTGGATCTGGAATAACGTTGGTGAGCACTGCATCTACCGGCGCCCCGGCACCCCGTCATGGGTCAGCGTCATGTACGCACCGGACGGCACGATCTTGTGGGCCGACGGCCAGACACTCGCACGCGAGCCGCGCCACTTCCACGGCAGCAGCAGGGCCGACCGACTGATCGCATTCCTTGCCGAGACCGAGTCTGTCGGCAACTTGGCAGTTTCCTGATCCGGGGGTAGCGGACACCAGGTTGCGCACGTATATTGCCCCCAACAGCAACCACTGAGGGGGCAGTATGTCGCACTCGTTCGAGCTTCACCCGGACCCGATGATGCGTCAGTCCAATCGGCTGCTCGATGCTGTCGAGGAATCCAAGTCCGAGCACAGCGCGCACCACGGCGTACTCGAGTCCGCGGTGCCGCAGATGTGGGGCCAGACCCAAGGGGCGCTGGAGGCGGCGCACGCGGCCTTGGCTGATCAGACGCGGGTGCTGCACAAGCACCTCGCCGAGCACGGTGTGGGGATGCAGGAGTTCACCGGCCAAGTGGTTGCGATGGATGACCTGAACGCTGACTCGTACGGGCAGGGCTGACCGTGGCGAAGTGCTCCAATATTGAACACTGGAGTGTGGAGGGTTTGCAGAATGTCATCGGCACCATGGACGGCATTCACAAATCGCATGTGAAGCTCGGCGACACCCTCGACGGGGTGCAGGCCAACCTGTCTAGTTGGGGTGGTTTGACTGCCGAGGCGTGGCACAGGTACCACAACAAGCTGCGGGTCGATCTGGATGACCAAGGGCGCCAAGCCAAGGCCGTTGCCGACAAGCTGCGGCCCCTGTATGACGAGGTGCTCGGCATCAAGGCCAAGTACCGATACCTCAAATCGACCATTGAGGGCAACGGCACCTACGACAAAAACGGCAACTTGCAGCACTGGAAGCTGAACGATGACGGCTCCATAAGCGGCGCGAGCGGAGATCTCCAGGGAGCCTCGGCGAAACAACAGCTCGAAGACGAGATGAAAGCGCTGCTACGCAAAGCCGATGTGGTTGACCAAGAAATCGCCGATGCGCTCAAGGCCATCACCACGCCGGGCGGTGCCGTGGCCGATGGGCCGCATGTCAGCCAGCCCGCACCACAACCCGAGCACAGGCCCGACCCGACGATTGCCGCCGCCGCCACGCCCGCCGATCAACTTCCGCTTGCGCCAAAGGACGGCCAGCTCGCCAATCCGACCATGGGCACAGCGAACAATGCGTCACCGGATGCTGCGAAGCATTTGAAATTAGGCCCCAATGCGTCCATAGCTCCGCTACAGGCGGGGGTTTCTGCCGACGAATGGCGAAAGCGACTCGCCCACTACAAACCTGGCGATGCCCTGCCCGATCCCAGGACCCCCACCGGAGACCGCTCGATTGACGCGATCGCCCACGCGGCAGGGCAGCAAGGATCAAGCTACGCATGGGGCGGTAACCGGAACCTCAATGGCCCGTCCACGGGAGTTCCCGACGGTGGGACGGCGGATAGGCTCAAAGACACCTCCCGTCTCGGGTATGACTGCGGTGGGCTGGTGCGCTACTCGGTGGAGCAAGCCACCCCAGGGTTCGGCCCGAACGGCAAGGGTCTGGACGTTGGCATAGGTACCGATGCAATTGACGGCAATCACAACCTGACTCGCATCAATGAGAATGGACGCATCCCCAGTACTTCAATCAACAACGGTCAGGCCGGGCCGGGAGACGTTCTTGTATTCGGCGGACAGACAAGCGGAACGCAGCACACCGGCCTGTACCTCGGGAATGGGTTCTACATCAACGCTCCAGGGTCCGGAATGCCCGTCCAGGTTGACGATCTGCGAAACCGCACACCGGATTTCGCCGATGTATTGCGAGTGCCGGGCCAATGAGAGCGGTCGCCCTGATTGTGTTCGCGTGCCTCATATTGGCTGGATGCTCGCATACCCAAGAAACGGAGACTAGACCAATTGTGACCACCGCAGACGCCCCCCAGGACCCGGCCATCATCGCCAGGTTCACCAATGAAATCTGGCCCGTCATGAATCAATACAGCCCGGACCAGGCCGGTATGACACGGCTGAGCCGCATTGTTGACCCCAACCTTCCGCCCGATGCATTGAACGGGGATATCGGCACCGCATTGATCAACATGTTGCGCGGCAGCGGATATGACGCCAAGAATGAATTCGCTCATCATCGCAGCGATCCCAAGATTGCGAATGTTGACATCACGGCAATCGGTAGCGGAACCGCCACGCTGAAACTGTGTTACAAGTACATTCACGTCTGGTATCGGTACGCCGATGATCCGCACAATGAAGCGCCGGAATCGTCCGAGGTGAATATCGAACTCGCACAAGTAAATAACGTCTGGTATCTGCACTCGGTCACCAATGATCACGTCGTGCCAGACTGTCAATCCAGCAAGGCGTAGAAACGCCGAAAGGTGCCCCCGCTCAGTATGTTTGAGCGGGGGCACCCTGTTGTCCGGCTAGTTTGAGCCGCGCAGCTTCTCTGTCACCTGGTGCTCAAATGCCAAGCGGTCCTTGCGTTCTTCTCTCAGTTCACCGCGTAGGCCGCCGATGTCGGAGCGCATTCCGCGTAGGTCGCGCCCGAACTCTTCGAGCCGGTCGAGCACGTCGTCGAGTCGGTCGCCAACGCCGTCCACGTCGTCGCGGAGGTTGGTCTCGTGGCTGTTCTTGACCTGGTGGAGCACGGCGCGAAGATCCTTGCGGTATATCCCGAGGACGAGCACGACGAGGGCGATGACAATCCAGGTGGCCAGTTCCCAGCCGTCGCGGGCCAGCGGAGGCAATGGGGGCCATTCGGTGATCGGTACCGGTGGCAGGATCACTGAGCCGACCCGTCCGGCCCACCGCCGCGCCGGTCCTGAATCATCTTGGTTGTGGACAGCCCGGCAGTGATCAGACCGGCGCCGATGGTGATCCACTGGAGCGCTTCGGAGCTCTCCAGCTGGTTGACGCCAACGAGGATCGCCACAGCAATGAGAAAGGTGAGAAGGCTGGCGGCATGAATTGCCAACCGTACGTTGTCGTTGGGCATTTCGAGATCCTTTCGAGGGGTGGTGGTTACGCGGCTATGGCGGGGGTGCGGGTGCACCAGTCGCGCACGTGCTGGATGGCCAGGCCGAGATAGGTTTGGCCGGGCCACACTTCACGGAATTCGTACTGAATGTGTGGCGCTGTCGGGGGATTGGCGGTGACGAACCGCAGAGCGATGATCGCGGCCTGTGCTGCGGCGGCCGGGCCGGTCAGCTTGTTGACATCGCCCCACCCAAGTAGGCCCTGTAGCCCGCCCATGACCAGCGGCAGGCCGATGGCTGCAATGCCGGCCGGGCCGCCAGAGAGGGAGCCGAATACGGCGGGCAGCTCGATACCCAAGGCCTTGGTGGCGATCTCGGGGATTTTCGGCAGGATGGCGCCAGCGGCCCCGAGTGGATCCGAGAGCTGAAACGCTGTCACCATGTCGAAACAGTCGTCCATGATGTCCCCGACCACACCGAGGGGAATGTTGCCGTACATATCGCCAGGCTCGGTGAGCCAGCAGTGCCGGTAGTCCTTGACATCGCCGAACCGCCACGACGAGATGCCCTGTCCAGCAAGGACGGGGCCACCGTAGTAGCTGCCACCGTAGGGCCGGGTGGGATCGCCGATGCTGAATGAGCACAGGTAGTTGTTCGGATAGTGCTCCAGCAGCCACGCGCGGAACCGGGCGCCCGCGACGGCGCCCGCCGAGTACCCGCCGATGACGACCCTGATGTTGGGGTTGATCCGGTAGCGCTCCAGGAAGATGCGTTGTGCGTCGGCCTCGGCGATGTCCACGGCCTTGGCCATCGAAATATCGCCCGGACCGCCAGCGGCGCCGACCGGCAGACCACCCATGGTCGCGGCGAACTCGGGGTGTACCTCTTCAACGAGGTTGGCCACGGCCTGCATAACACGAGATACGTAGTCCTGGCCGATGATGCCTCCGGTGCCCCGGAACATCAGCCCGAGGTGGCGGCCCTCGGGTGGGGCCGGGAGCGCAATGCCCAACGCGCGCAGGTCGTCGTCGGACACCTGCCCGGTGGGTATCTGGCCGGTGCGGCGCTGGTACTCGGCTGCCCAGGACGCGGCGCGCGGACCGAACTCGTCGGTGTCGCGGGGCAGCGGTCCTAGTAGCCGGGTGTAGAGCGGCCCGTATCGGTCGTTCATCACGGCGCGCCACTGCCGGACGGCCTGGTTGCGGTCGCCGATGCGGATCACTTGGACCACACCTTGTCGCGCAGCGTCATTCCCTTTGATGCCCAGTCAGGGTGTCCCGGTCCGAGTTGTTCGGCGATGTACTCCAGCAGCTCGCGGTCGGAAAGGTCTTGCGGGAAACGTTTCTGCACGGGCGCTGGAGGCTGTGCAGGGGCGTAGATGCCGAGGTATCCGGCGCGCAGCTTGGCGGCGAACGCGTCATTGCGTTTGTCGCCCTCGGGCCAGGCCATCTGGTAGTGCATCTCGTCGGGGCGCGACCAGTCACGTCCCCAGAAGACGGAGCCCTCGAACAGCGCCAGGCCCTTGCGGACCTTGGCCTGTGTGGCGGCGTTCATCGTGTACTGCTGCCATGGGTATTTGGGTGCCATCACGTCAACAGCGGTGCCCGACAAGTGATTAGAGCCGTCATTGCGACCCGGAGTGCCGAGGACATCGTTGGTGGCCGACCACCCCCAGACCGGGGAGGTGATCTCTTCGACGTTGCGGTCATACCAGTACAACCAGGCGCCGAGGATGGTCAGCGGCGCGCCCTTGCGCAGCGGTGCGGTATCGACGAGGTACAGCTCGGGTATGCGCACGATGTCGCATTCATCCCGATTGCAGCACCGCCAGCCGTCCTCGGTATGGGTGTTGCCGTTCACAGTGCGAAAGCTCATCGGGTGTACTCCTTTTCGATACGTGGGTCGATTTCTTGGGCGTAGGACGAAAGCTGGTCAGATGCCCACCAGCCGAGGCGAAATGCGGCGCCGAACACTGTGAGGCACAGGGCGGCCACGGCGAGCGGCTGGCGCATCATTGGCCGCCCTTGTAGCGGGTCTTGGGAGTGATGTCGATGTTTACGGGGCTGGCGCCCACGGTGATTGGGGTATCGAGTGCGCGGCCGCGCAGATAGGTGGAGCCGTTGAAGATGGCGTAGTGACTGACCACCGTGGAGGCCGGGATCTGCAATGTGCCCGCTGATCCGAGCGAGACCGCGTATCCGGCGTCTGCGCCCGCACCGTCTGTGGCTGCGGGCCAGGTGGTGTTGAATGATGCTGGCGTTGAGGCGATCACGTTTGCAGCACTGGTGCCGGTGCCAGGGTCACCGCTGCATGCCTTGATGGTGTTTCCCGCCGCTGCGATCTTGTTGCAGATATCGATTTGATGCGCTGAGTTGGCGCCCATGCGTCCTCCTGTTGTGTGATTACTGGTAGGCGCGTGCCCAGGCCCCGCCTGGAGCCCCGGCGCCGCCCTGGTTGCCGTTGAAGGCGTTTCCGGTGCCGCCGTTACCGCCGCCACCGGGCGGGTTTCCTGCGGCCTGGCTGGTGGTCTGCACCGCACCGCCGACGTAGGGCTCGCCGTTGTAGGTGTGGGTGCCCGGCGAGGCGCCGTTGCGGGTGGATCCGAATTGGTCTCCGGTGCCTCCGGTCGCCGACAGCCCGGCCCATCCGGACCCGGCGACTGAGGCGGTGACGGTGCCGCCGCCAGCACCCTTGTTGCCCTGTGTGCCACCGGGTGTGGCTGCCGGGATGACGAATGTGATCGAGGTGGCCGACCAGGGAATGTCTACGCCGCGTTCGAGGGTGACGTGTGACCAGTTGCCCGCGTTGCCGCCGCCACCTGTGATGAATCCGGCGAATCCACCACCGCCGCCGTTGCCGCCGCCGACCAGCACGATGTCGATGTACCGGCACCAGGACGGGATGTTGTAGGTGATGGTCCCCGGCGCTGACCACGATTGGGTCTCGGGTGCGTGCGGGCTGAACACGGCGGTGCCGCTGTCGTATCCGGAGCCGGTGTCGAATCCGGTCAGGTGCGCTAGCAGGGTCGCGGTGTCATGGCCTTGCCCGAACTCTTGGCCGGTGAGGTGGGCGAGCATTGCTGCGCTGTCGTAGCCGATTCCGCTGTCGGTACCGCTGCCGTAGTACTTGAGCACGGCCGCCGCCGAGTCACCGCCGATACCTGTGTCCGTACCCGTGAGATGGGCGAGCAGCATGGCCGCGTCGAACCCGAGTCCGTCCTCGCGGCCGGCCAAGTGGGCCAGTAGTGCGGCACTGTCGGCGCCGGTCGCGGTCTCGGTGGCAAGAAGGTGGGCTAGCAGGGTCGCGGAGTCTAAGCCAATGTTGGTGTCGGTCGCGGTGACGCGCGGTACCCACGACCACGCGCCGTTGCCTGCCGGTGGTGGCACCGCCGGATTGGGCGACCATGTACCGCCCGAGCGCCGTGGTGGGATGCTCGGGTTGGGCGACCAGGACACTTACGGCCCCGCGAACCCCACTCGAGAGACCATGTTTCCACCGTCATCGGTGCCGGTGATTTCAATCCAGTTGGCGGGGTTGGTCTTACCCTCGTGATCTAGTCCGCCGCGGATTACGGCGAAAGTGATTCCGGGCAGCTCGGGCATGGTGAATGTGGTGCTTGGCTCGGGCGTGGTTGGCGTCTGCGGTGGCGTGGGCGGTTCCTGCCGCAGTTCCGGTGCTGGCGGATCTGGGGTGGGCGAGGGGGCCGGAGGGTCTATCAGATCCTCGTCATCATCGACGGTGGCTGGTGCTTGCGGTGAGGTCATCGGTGAGTTCTCCTGTGGTGTCAGATGAGTTTTCGGCCCGTGAAGGAGGCCACGCCGAATACTTGGGTGATGGTGCGCGAGACAACGGTCTCCGAGCCGGTGGAGCCGTTAGAGCGCACGTCGTAATCGACAACGATCAGGGCGGGTTGAATCTTGTCGCCCGCGTTGAGCAGGATCTCGAATTCGGCGCCGGGGCCGATAGCTCCGGTGACCTGAACATCGTTGCGGTACAGGCACCAATGCGGGGTCACCGGCCCCTTGGCCGAGTACGGGCGACACGTGGTTGCCAGCTTGTAGAGCCCGGCTTGGTCCACGGTCACCGCGCCCCGGCCAAGGTCGGTGATGGTGACGCCATTGGCGTAGTCGGTGAAGGTGAAAAACGACGCCGGTAGCAGGCCCGCTGAGGTGATGGGGTCGGTATAGGTGAAACCCGATGTGGACGAGCGGGTTAGGCTCCACGCGTTCGACAAGGTGGCACTACCTCCCGAGGGGCTGTAATCGGACATCGCGAATGCTGCGATGCGGTAGGAGTCATAGGTGAACCACGACGTTGCCCGCTGAACACAGAACATGGCGTATCGATAGTCCGGGCCGGTTGCGATGGCGCCCGCGACATCGGTCGCTGAGGTGACCGGCTTGCCGTTCACGCGGACAAAGAAGTTGTTGCCGCTGCAACGGATTTCGATACGGGCGCCCTGTTTGACCGATGACAGCCCGCCTTGAAAGGTCATCGGTGTGGCGAACGTCCAGCTGGTGCCCGAGCGGGTGAACTTGCCGACGAGGACCTCGCCCTCTTTGGCCAGGCAGTAGGCGCCGGTGGTGCGATCGGCGTTGCAGCGAATGAACACCCCGGAGTAGTAGTTTCCGTTTTGGGTGTTGCCGAGCACGAATGAGGCCGACTGTCCGTCGCTGGCATAGGTGTAGTTGGGGCTGGCGAAGTAGTACCCGTCAGGGTTGCCGTTCTTGACGCCCGCATATCCCGAGTCGCCCCTGATGGTGATATCGCCGGGCGTGGGGCCGGTGGTCCAATCGGTCGCATTCAGCGCGGCCCCGTCTGCCCCGGAGAACACGAAACTGTAGCTGTTGCCGTCGCCGGTGTTCTGCTCGGTCTCCTGCTCTTGCAACGTGGTCTGTGCGGCGATAGCGCTCTTGAGCGCGTCTTGCGACAGGCCCAGCAGCGCCAGTAGCGAGTCCTTGGCCTGATTGATGCGATCCCCGATAGCGCCCGTGGTGCCAGTGCCCACGCCGTCGGCGCCGTCCTTGACCCCGGACAGGATGTTGCCGAGGTTATCGACAAGATCATCGACCCGGCTCATATCGAAATTGCCGACTACATCGGATGTGCTCAAGTAGCCACCGCTGGTGAGCTTCTGAGTCTTGTTCTGATTCAAGCCAAACCAGGCGATGAAGTCCTGCACGATATTGTTGATGGGCGTGACCACGTTGCCGTTGACAACGTCGCGGATCTGATTGAGAACCGTTTGGATGATCACCAGACCCGAGACTTGGGCCTGCTGAATCAGGCCGACAATCTCGGTCGCGGTGATCTTGCCGTCAGCGGTGATCGCCTGCAAGCGCTCTTCAATGTCGTGCACACCGGAATTGACCGCTCCCCCAACAGCATCGACCATTTCGCGCAGGTCCTTGACCAACCGTAGGTCCAGCAGGTTCGACGCCCACGCCGAGGCATTGGAGAATCGGAAGGTTCCAGCGGTCGCGCCGCTATCGAGAATGAGCAGCTGCGAGACGTACTTGACTCCGGTGGGCACCGGCCATTTCTCTTGTACTGGAACCCATTGCCAGCCATGATCACCGGAGGGTTGCAAGGTGCCGCGAATGACATCGGCCAGCGGATTGCCCGCCTCATCGAACGGGGTGAATCCGACCTTGACCGGGTTTGATCCGGGGGTGGCGCTGGCGCCGGTCCATTGCGAGGCCGCGCGCAGCTCCAAGGTCTGGCCAGGGAAAACCCGGAAAGGTTCTGAACGCATGACCTGCTGTGTGCCGTTGGCGGTCGCGCGAATTGAACCGCCCGAGATAAAGCCGGGCATCACGGAATCCCAAGACCAGAACGGATTGCTTTTCACGCTGTCGGCGGTCAGGAACTCGCCCGCACCGTTGATCAAGTCCTGGATGATGTTGCCGATACGCGAGATAGCGATGACGCTGTTGTTAAACAGTTCCTCGGCGCCGGTCCGCAGTAGGTCGCCGAGGCTTTCGACGAACTTCTGCGGGCTCGATAGGTCGAGCTGGCTGCGTGAAAGAAATTCGGAGACAAGGTAATCGAAAAACTCATTGGCGGCCGTCAGGTCGATTCCCGTGGCGTCCCTGAGCCACTGTGCCCACGTGTCGCGGATCTGCAACATGAAGTCGCGGATGCCCTGACCGGCGTACTCGGCGGCCTCGGTGAGGTCATAGCCCAGTAGCCCGGCGAGGGGGTCTTTGTCTGCGACCCGGCGCGGGCGCCGGTCAACCACTCTGGGCATGTCAGCTCACGGGGTAGGCGCGCAGGGCCAGCTGGGACCATTCGGCGTCGATGATGTACGAACCGTTGCCGCCGATGCGGCGGGCGATCACATAGACGTTCACCGCCTGGCCGGCCGGGATGCGCCCGACCGCCGAGGTGGGCGACACCGCGCGCATCGGGTCGCCTTCGTGGGAGAAGTGCGGGGCGATGTGCGAGACGGTCGTGGTGTCCAGCGTGGACGGGTCAAATGGCCCCAGCGCGCAGATCGGGGCGTTGCCCGGCACCGACGGTGAGCTGTTTTCCGGTTCGATGCGGACCTCGATCTGTACCTGCGCCGAGGACAAGATGGCGCGGCGCCACCGCACGTGGCCCATCACGTCGGGGTACCAGGCTGTCGAGCGTGCCTCGATTGTCAGTTGCGCGATGATCTGCTCGCCCGTGGAGAAGCTGCCGTTTTGGAATGCGCCCTGCGGGATCGTGTACAGCTCGGCGGCGTAGGGAGACATATCGCCGGGTTTGAACTTGCCGCTGGTGATGTCAAAGACGATGCCCTGGCCATCGAGCGGGTCCGCGCTGTTGTCGTAGTCCAGCGAGCCCCGGATCGTGGAGTTGTCGCCCTGCGGACCGGGAATGCCGGGGATCTTGAGGTGAAAGTGTGGATCTTCGTCGGTACCGCTGCGGTCCACCACGATCTCGCCGTACGGCCCAGAGACCGGCTGCGGGACGATCTCGGCGGACATCGACAGGTCCGGGGTGGGGCCGGGAGGCCCCTCCAGGCTGCCCTGCTCCTGGCGCCATGCGCTGCCGGTCCAGATGTTCCAGGTGCCGTTGAGGTACCAGGCGCGGCCCGCGTCGAGCGTCGTCAGGGCGTTCTCTCCGGCGTGCAGCGCCGCGACGCTGGAATAGCCGTGGCCCCACTGTGGACGGATGATGGGCGAGGGGGTGCCCGGCTCGCCCTTTTCGCCCTTGAGCGCGTTGAGCACCACCACGGCATCCTCGGAATCGAGGGTGAAGGTGCCGATGGTTTGGGGCGGGTCACCGGGCTTGCGCTGGTAGGCGTAGAACCTCAACAATCCGCGATGATCACCCAGCCAGACTGGGGCACTGGGCAATACGTCAACCACGGCTGTCCTCCTTGTTCGCCTCGTTGAAGGCCTCGGTCATCTTCTGCGCCACCAGACGGCGCACCTCGTCGGGAAGTCGTTGCGTCAGTGCGGTGGCAATCCGCTCGGCCTCGGCCTCGTCCTGTTCGGGATCGATCTCGGGCGCGTCCTCGCGCAGCACCCACTGCACCGAGTCCTCGAATACCGCGTGCTGGTCGGGCTGCTTGATGGCCACGATGTACGCCAGATCCGGATGCACCCGCACACCGGCCAAAACGCCGTGCACGCACCAGAGTTGGAGCATGCTCTCGTCGATCCACAGTGTGGCGCCGTTGGGGGCCTGGCCGTCGCGCAGGGCGTCGGCGAGCTTGCGTGCTTCGTCGGTAATCTCGTCGATCTCAGCGCGCGTGAACTTGCGGTCATAGGGGAATTCGGGGAAGACCAGAGCGTCGGTCACTAGAACATGCCTCCTGCGGATGCGATGGTTGCGGCGAAGTTGGCCACGTCGCCGATGGTGCGAAATGCCCTCAATAGCCCGTCTTCCTCGCGGGTGTCATCGCCCACGAGAAGTGTTGGGCGGCAGGGCTCACCGCGCTTGAGGGTGCGGCGGATGCCCTTTACCTGCTCGGTGTACAGGATCTCGGAACGCTCGACGTTGACCCGGTGTCCCAGGCCGAAATCCTTGTCAATCACGAACGGTGCCACATCGCCCACGTCCTGGTTGAACGAGACATAGGCGCGGTTCTTGTGGTCGCCGTCGGCGATGGCCTGTATTGAGCTGACGGTGTACGCCGATCCGGAGCCCGATGCCATGAACTCGTTGCGGGCATAGGGTCCGGCCTTCGCGGAGGCAAATGGGTTGCGCCACTGCATGAACGGCAAAAACACGTCGTCGAGCTGCCCCTGATAGAGGTTGTCAAGTCCGTTGACACCGTATTGCTGGTAGGCGCCCAGGCCGTAGTTGATCACCTGGGAAAGCTGGGCCAGGCCGTAGCGGATCATGAAGCTGATGGCCTGGTTGAGCCATGCCGGGCTCTTGCCGCCGGTCAGGATGGTGACGGCGCGCCGCTTGTGAATTGACATGGTGGACTTGCGGATACCGCCGTGCTCTGCGTCGCGGTATGTGTAGGGGGATGGCTTGGGTGCTACGCCGAGCAGCTTGCGGATGAACGGATCGGGGATGCCGTCGCCGTCTTGGTCCAGCGGGATGATGGTAGATGCCAGAAAGTCATCCAGTGTTGCTGCGATGAGGTTCATGGCGCCATCGATCAGCGTTCCCGTGGGGCCGCCGACGCCCGAGTTGTCCTCGTAGGACAAGATGATGCAGGCCCGCTTGGGTCGGAAGATCTCGGCCAGTTCGGGGCCAAACATGGTGTACGGGGCCGGATCTGTGGGCAGCCACGTGTAGGCGCGGCACGTCACGCCCGCGTCCTTGAGCAGTGGCGCCTGCGCCTCTTCCAGCGACTTCCAGCGCGAAGAGAGCACACACCACCGCGTCTGGTCCAGCAACGGCACCATCGGCATAACCTGAATCGGCCAATTCAAGATATGCAGGTTTTCCAGCCATGTCTTGGGGGCGAACAGGTTTCGCGGGATCGGATGAAACCCGTTGAGAGTGTAGATGCGAAACAGGTTGATAAAAGCCGTACTTGCACAGGTCCAGGCGGTCGGGCCGCCATTCATGAAAATCTTGGGCGCCTGCACCTCGGGCGGGAAGATAGGGTTACTGGCTACGGAAATGAACGATGGGTGATCACGGAAGCTGGTGCACTTCAACACTGTTCGAGTTGGTTGTCCGGCCTCCACGATGTCGTCGATGTCATCGATCCAGCCACCCCACCGCGCCTTGTAATCGTGCGGGTTGGTGACATCGGGGTCCACCGTCAGCATCAGGTTCTCGTCATACGGGATGTCCCGCGTGATGAGCTTGCGCAGCCAGGCGAACCGCTTCCCGGCGATGGTGACCTGAGCGCCGCCTACCTTGTCGTCGAGCTCTTCCCAAACCGCCTCTTCGGGGTCGGCGATCTGGCACAACAGACGAAAGTCCTTATCCCACACCCGAAAGAGCGGAACTTGGGGCGGTCTGTTGATGTAGGCGTACCGCTGGGACTCCAGCCGGTCCATCACCGCGCCGGTCATGGCGCTAGGTGTTCTTCACGGGTAGGTTGTGAACGCGTAGGCGCTCGATTGGTGTCATTCCGCCGATGCCGGTGTGGGGTCGGTGGTGATTGTAGTGATGCAGCCAGTGCTGGTAGGTTCCGGCGCGTTCGGCCTCAGAGCGGTAGGTCTGCGCATAGGCCCATTCGGTGGTCAGGGTGCGGTTGAATCGCTCGACTTTGCCGTTGGTCTGTGGCCGGTAGGGCCGGGTCCTCTTGTGGGTGATGTCGGGGCCGAGCGCTTCAGCGAAATTCTTTGACCGGTAACAGGATCCATTGTCGGTCAACACTCGTTTGACGGTGATGCCGTGGTCGGCGAAGAACGCGTTGGCGCGTTTCCAGAATCCCGCGGCGGTTTCTTTGCGTTCGTCGGTGAGGTCCTCGGAGTAGGCCAGCCGGGAGTGGTCATCAACGGCGTGGTGCAAGAACGTGTATCCCATGCCGCAGCGGTTGCGCCGGCCGGCTTGGCGACCCAGCTTGCGATGGCCGCCCCCGTCGGGGATGCGGCCCAGTTTCTTGACGTCGACATGGACCAAGTCGCCGGGAGCCGGGTGCTCATAGCGGCGGGGTTTGGGCCGGCGTACCGGTAACCCGGTGTTTTGGTCCAGGTGCCGCAGCAATGGCATCCGGTAGCGGCGCAGCACCGCCTCAACGGTCGAGCGTGGCAGGTGCAGGTAAGCGGCGATGCGATGTGGGCCCCAGCGCCGGGTGAAGCGCAGGTTGACGATGCGCCGCTCACGTCGTTTCGGCAACCGCAACGGACTGCGATGCGGCCGGCTGGGCCGGTCTACCATCGCTGCTTCGCCACCGTCGCGATAACGGTCGGCCCATTTCTTGGCTGTGGCCACCGAACATTGGAACCGCTCAGCCGCGCGCCGCAAACTCCAGCCCTGATCAACAACCGCCTGCGCAAGCCGCAACCGCCCACGAGGAGTCAACGAAGCATTAGCGTGGACCATGAGGACCTCTCGGTAATCGGATGTGCGTGTTTGGTAACCACACCGATACCGGAGGTCCTCACCTACTTCCGCTCACCACGCCGTTCACAACCTGTCTGGGAGTTACAGCTAGGTGGCATGGTCGAACCTCTGGGGTACCACGCACCAGATGCGGCCACCGGGTCGGGAGTGATAGACCGGCAGCGAGGCCTCCGACCGCGCCGGGATCGGCACCGAGAAGCCCTGCCCGCGTAGCCGTTCCATGATGGTTTGGCCGCGCTCGCCAGCGTTTCCGGTGATCAGTGAAGCGATCTCGGAGTTGCGGATGAACTGCAACCCGATGTTGTCCACCGGGTCTTTGTCGCTGATGGCGATGCGGTTGCAGGGGTCGGTGTCGATAAGGGTGTGCTCGTCCTCGTAGAGCGTGAAGTCGATGACCATCTCGGGCTCGCGGTGCCGACGCAGACCGCGCGGGGTGAGCCAGGACAAGCCGAACAGTCCGAGCAGGCCGGGAAAGTCGATGTGGTCCTCGGCGTCCGGGGCGGTGATGACAGCGGCCGGCCCATCGGGCAGCTTGATCCGTCCTGGTGCTTCGCAGATGAAGTAGGGCCTGATCGGTACGTCACTGCGATTGACCACACGGATCGAGCCGACCTTTTGCCCGTTGGTCGATTGCCACATGCCCACCCGGTCGGGCCGCCGCCAGCGGGGATCACCAGAGGCCGCCAGCACCAGCTCATGAAGGCTGTAGTTGGTGTCATCGGCGGTCGGGTCGTCCTCGTAGATGGTGTGCACCGAGTCGCGCAGCACCGGCAACCAGACCTCGCCGTACAGGCGTGAGGTGACGGTGAACCACGAGGGTGTATCGACCTTGAGGCCGTCCATGAACCGTCGGCGCGTGCCATACCAGCCGAATGCGTGATCATCGATCAATAGCGCCCGGAATGCGATCTCGTGGCGGCCGTCGATCCACCGCTCGAAGTAGGGGGCGCTGTTGGCGGTCTCGGACCACACGCCCTTGCCGGGGATCTCCCCGAGCCCGTCAATGGCGCCGTTGATCATGGCGCCCTCGACGCCCGCGTTGGGACCGGACAGGTGCCACACGTTGCCGGTCGTGTCGATGATGCGGCACTCGATGTGCTCGGCGCGCATCCGCTCGGGAAGCGCACCCCAGGAGGTGTCGGCCGGTAGCGCCATCAGAAGCCCGTCGGGATCGCAGCGCCCAGCCGCGTCTGCTGGTCGGGTGCGGCGCGGCGTACCGCCGTGGCGATCTCGTCGGCGCCGGGACCGTTCGCGGTGACCTGGATTGAGGCATCGACGTTGGGCGGTGCGAAACCGGGCAGGTTCAGGCCCGCGATGTTCAGACCGCCCTCGGTGCCGGGGGCGTTGCCCTGACCGGGCGCGGCGGTACCGCCAGCGGACACCGGGGCCGCCGAGGACGGCTGCCAGTCCGAGCCGGGTGTCCAGCCGGGTTGCTGGATGCCGAGCTGCCCGTCGATGGCACCCTGGATCGGCCCCTTGAAGGCCGTCATGAATGAGTCAAACATCTTGAGGGGGCCGAAGTTTGAGATGTCCGGCAGCCATGACCCGTCAAGCCCGAATGTCTCCTTGAGGAACGATCCGAAGATGCCGCCCGCACCGCTGAGGTCACCGCCGCCACCGGCACCGCCAATACCATTGCCGCCCTTGGGTTGCCTCGTCTCGGTGAACTTGCCCCTTTTGGTCTGCTCCAAGTCATCTCGGGCATCGCGGGCTTCACGTTTGGCCTTCTCCAGGTTGTCCTGCGCGGTCATCCGCTCGGACTCCTTGGCCTTCTTGCCCAACTCGGCCACCCGCTGCTCGGCGCGCTTCACTCGGTCATCGGCGTCGGCCACCTTCTGCTCGGCGTCGCGCACCTTGCGCGGATCACTCTGGTAGTAGCCCGCTTCACCGTTGGGGCCAACGCCAGCAGTCGCACCAGCGGGGATGCCGCCACCGGCACCGCCGCCCGCCGACAGCGGAGCGGCCACGCCCGCACCGCCGGAGAGCGCCGCCGTCGGCGCAGCAGTCGGGGCCGCACCCACGCCGCGCCCCTTGCCCAGGATCACATGCAGGTGATCCATGTGGTTCTGCGTCGGGGTGCCGCGATCGGGCATGCCGGTCCCGGTGGCGAAGCTGCCGCCGTATCCGTATGAGGTTTGGCGCCAGATGATCCCGTTTACGTCGAGAGTGGAGGCGTTCTTTTGCAAGAAGGCCAGCACGCTATTGCCCAGCGCCATGCCCTCGGGCGAGTTGTAGTCGGGGATCATGACGTCGATGGCGTTGCCCGTGCTGTGTTCGCCGTAGCCATCTTCGGAGCGGCGGCCACCAATGCGAGTGATCTTGGGCCACATCTGCATGATGGTGGTGCGCAGAAAATCGGCGCCGGGGTTCAGTCCCTCGGCATAGCGGGGCAGGCCGCCGTCAATGAGCATCGCGCGCAGGTACTCTGCCGAGGGCACCCATCCGGCATTGAGGGCCGCGACGATGGCGGCGCCGTTTCCGCGCATCGCCGCGGCCTTGACTACACCCTCATCGGTGGAGACCAAAGCTGTTGGGTACCCGCGTGTATCAACGCCGATGATCGAGTCGCTGGTGCCGTTGCCCGGCCCCCAGAGGCGCCCTGCGGTGGTCCGGCCGGCAACCCCGCCAGCGGCCAGCATCGGCAGCGAGGGAATGGGCTGGATGCTCTCGCCGCGACGCGGGACACCGGGGATGTCCGGCATGGTGAACGTCAGCTTGGCGGCCATGGCGTTCCACATCATGATCAGCCCGTTCACCATCGACTTGAACGAGTCTTTGATGCTGTCCCACATGCCAATTGCCTTCTCCTTGATGGCAGATGGCAGGTTGGAGAAGAAATCGACCATGGCGTTGAACTTGTCGCGGATGCCGGTCCATACTCCTTCGGCGGTGTCCACGAGGCCGCGCCAGCCGTCGGCGATTCCGTCCCAAACGCGTTGCAGGAAAGGCCACGCGGTGTTGGTGAACCAATCGACGACCGCTGAGGCGGCCTCCTTGATGCCTTTCCAGGCCGCATCGACGATGCGCCGGAACGTCTCGGAATGCTTGTAGGCGTAGATCAATCCAGCTGCAAGAGCAGCAATTCCGATGACGATAAGGCTGATTGGGTTGGCCGACATTGCGGCGTTGAGTAGCCACTGTGCGATCGTCCACGCTTTGGTGGCCGCGACTAGGGCGTAGTACCCGGCCGTCGTCGCGCCGGAGACCACCATGGCGGCGGCCGCCGATGCCGCCGAGACCGCCATGGCCGCCAGCGCGGGCGCGAGCAGTGTGGTCAGGATGACCGCCAGGCCCCCGGCCAGCTCCTTGTTCTCGTTGAAGAACCGCCCGACCGCGATCCCTGCTGTCACGACGCCGGTAACGGTGTCCAGCAGCGTGGAGAACGCGCCCTTGACCAGATCGATGACGCCCGATTGGTCGATCTCCTTGAAGAAGTCCTTGACGTAGGGGACAGCCGCCTTAAATCCGTCCTCGGCCTTGCCTATGCCCTCGGCGAGCCGGTCGGCCCACTGTTGGGCCGGACCGCTGATCACGTCGTAGAGCGCCAGCGAGAACGACTCGACCGCATTGCTGATGCGCTCCACCGCACCGGGCAGGCCCTTGGTGCGTGCGGCGGCCACGTCGGCAGCGGCCCCCGAGCGGTCCATGGCCGTGGCCATCTTGTTGAATCCGTCGGCGCCCTCCTTGGCGCCGATGCCCGCCAGGCGGGCCGCATCTGAGCCGAACGCGATGGCGGCGTTCTCCTGGAACATCTGCGGGGTCAGCCGCTTGGATGCCTCCTGGAGCTGGCCCATGAGCGCGGCGAGCCCGACGAAATTGCCTTGGGCGTCGTAGGCCTGCACCCCGAGGGCATCGAGGGCAGCTGATGCCTGATCGGACGGTGCGGCCAGGTGCAGCAGCGCGGACTTGAGCAACGTACCGGCATCGGAGGACTTGATGCCGTTGTTGGCCAGTAGCGCCAGCGTCGCGGCGGTGTCCTTGGCGCTGATCCCGAATTGGTTGGCCACCGCCGACCCTGCCTGGAGCCCATAGGCGATATCGGTGATCTCGGCACTGGAGGCGTTGGCGGCGTTGGCCAAAATGTCGGACATCTTGCCCGCGTAGTCGGCGCTCAGGCCAAAGGAGTTCAGGGCGTTGGACTGGATGGTGGCGGCCTCGGCGGCGGAGATACCGGCAGCGGCCGCCAGCTGGAGCGTGCCCTTGGCAGCGTCCATCGACTGCTGAACATCGAACCCGCCCTTGGCCAGTTCGGTCATGGCCGCAGCGGCGTCGTTGGCCGAGGTGCCCGGCAAGCTGATGTCGTTGCCCAGCTCGCGTGCCCGCGCGCCCACCTGCGCCATCTGCTCGGCGGTGCCGCCCGATACCGCCTGCATGGTGTTCATCGACCGCGTGTAGTCCAGCCCGACAGTGAGCGCCTTGGTCAAGGTGGTGGTCACGGCGGCAACCCCGCCGACGAGGCCGGCCGCGCCTGCCAGGCTTCCGGTCAGGCTGCGCGCTCCCGATGCCGCCGCGCCGAGCGCGTTGCCGGTGGCGCCGCTGACGCGAGAGAGAAGGCCGAACTTGACCGCCGCGCCCTCGGCGGCATCCCCGGCATCCTTTTGGGCCTTGGCGAGGTTGACTTGGGCGTTGCGCAGCGCGCCCGTGGCGTTGGTGTGCGTGTTCTCGGCCTGCGTGAGGTTGCGCTGTGCGGCGGCCACCTTCTCTTCGGCCGCCGCCAGCCGCCCGGCGTCGGTGACACCCTTGTCGCGCAATGCTTGTAGCTGGGCCTCGGCCACCTTGACCTTGCCGGTTTGGTCCTCAATCTTCTTCAGGGCCGTGGCGACTTTGGCGCTGGACGATTCGACCTTGCCCTTGGCCTGCTCGACGCCAGCGGCGATTGCCGCGCCCGCGTCCACACCGGCCTTGGTGCCCGCCGCTTTCAGGGGTATGCCGAGCTTGCTGGCGATCTCCTTGGTGATGTTCTCGAACGACAGCGCCACCGGGAGCATGGCGTACCCGATGTTGGTCTTATCGGCCATCATTGACCCCCTCTGGCGTTGCGTTTGGCTCTGGCGATGTCATCGGCCACCGTTCGGCTGTTGTGCGCTCGTGCGCGTTTGCGGGCTGACTCGCGCCGTTTCTCCCGGCGCTCGGTGGCTTGCTTCTGCGCGTGGGCATGCTCGCCGTTGCGGTCGTACTGGTGTCCGGTCCAGGCGGTCACCATGTCGGCCATGAGGTGAGCGTGTAGGTCCCACGCTGATTTGCCGTTGGAAAAGTGCAGGGACAGAGCCGATGTGGCGGGTAGGTGGGTCACGCGGACATGGATCATGCGCAGCGTGAGCCGCCGTATCCCCTCGGAGTCCCGACGCCAGCGGTCCCGGTAGTCGATGTGATGGAACGTCGAAAGGTCGGCCTCGACGAGATCGCAGTGGAACCGGAGCAGGGCCAGAAACCCGCGCAGTGCAACACATGTCGGAGGCACTGCGCGGATCACTGGCGCAACTAGTTTCCCAGCGCGGCGGTGAATCCGGACGCTTCGGCGATGGCGTCGGAGAGCGCCCGCAGATCCTTGACGGTGTTGTGCCGCGCCTTGAACGCGCCGTACTGTGCCGGTCCGAGCACGCTTCGCAGCAGCGTGGATGGTAGTCCTCGTTCGGCTGCCTCCAGCGCTTCAATCGGCCAATCATCCACCGTGGCAGGCACTTCGTAGGCGTGGCCGCCGTAGGCGACCTGCTGAGTCTCGATGCCCTTCGCCTCGGCCTCGGCCGGACTTGTTGTCTGTTTTGCCATTTCAGATTCTCCCTCGGCTCCCCGGCATTGACAGGTGAAGCCACCCCGCGCCGGGCCGAGGGAAACGGCGCGGGGTGACGGCTGTGGTTACTTGGAACCCTTTGCGGTGCTGCGGGCTTCGTTCTTCGGCGGGTCCTCGCCTTCAGTCTCGGCTTCGGTGTCGGCCTTGGCGGCGGCGTTGATGGCCCGCGCCCGTTCGCCGCCCGATTCGACGACCTCGGGCTCGACCTCGCCAACGAGCTTGGCCTCCTTGCGGGCAATGAGCGCCTTGGCTGAGTTCTCATCGACCGCGATGACCGCGCCAGCGGGGAAATGCTCTGTTTCCTTGGTCAGCTCCACTCGGATCATGGCTATGCCGCCGACTTCTGGAGCGCGAACAGCTCCTTGTTGCTATTGGGGAAGATGCGGGCGGTGAACCCGTATCCGTCTGCGGCGCCTTCCTTTTCGTTGGCGTTGGGCGCCCAGATGCGCGAACGCAGCTTGGAGATGTAGCGCGTGGTGTGACCGAGATCGTCAACCAGCTGGAACGCGATAAAGCGGCTGGCGGGCTTGGGGACCACGATTGCCGTGTCCGTGGACCCCGGCCAAATCAGTGATGTAGTGGTCTCGTTGTCCTCCAAGGCAGTGAACTTGCGTTCCACCTTGAGGTTCTTGCTGGCCACCTTGACCACGCCGTAACCCCATGCGGTGATGTCGGTTTCATTCCACTCGCGGGTGTTCTCGAAACCGTTGTCGCCGTGCAGGAGGCCGACGTACTTCCACAGTGCGGGCCACGGGTCGGTGATCGTCGCGGGCAGGTTGTTGGCGGTCGCTGGCGAGGTGATGTCGTACGGACTATCCGTGCCCGTGTAGATCAGCACATCAGCGCCGTCCCACAGCTTCACGTTGTCGGCATTGCCGGCCATTGTGATTCTCCTTCTTGTCGAGTCCGGGCGACGGCGCGCACGGACAAACACCGACAACCCCTGTGGTGGTCGGTGAAACTTGTTGCGGTACTGGGCCGCCTACTTGGTAGCGATGTGAATTCCGGCGCTGGCAGCAGCGCGGGAGAGCACGCCGTCGGCGGCCTGGTCGAACGCGCGGACCTTGACCGCAGCCACGGCGCGGTCGGTGGTGTACTCGACGACCTCGGCCTCGATGCCGGTAGCGGCCGCAATGTCGTTGGCAACCGATGTGACAACGGCCTGTGCGGCTGCGCCTTTGGCTAGTTCGGCGATGGCCTTCTTGTTGAGCTTGAACGTCGGGCTCTTGGCCATCAGATCTGCCTGGCTCGTGCTTGGACATTGACCAGCGTGGAGGCGAGCGCCGCCCCGGTCTTGGGGTCTCGAGACTCCAGTACCGGGCCGACGCCGTGGACCTTGATGCCCGGCAGGCGGGCGGTGGACAGGTGGCCCGCCGCTATGCGGGCGAGTTCACCGACGGCGGTACGGACTCGTCCGCGCGCGGTGATGCGAATGACGTGATAGGACCGCACGATCTGCCCGGACCAGGCCACGACGACGGGGCCGCCGTCGTCGGCAAGCACGATGACCGGCGCCTCGTCGGGTGTCCATTCGTCGGGCACCGCGTCGGCGACGGTCACGCCGGAGAACTTCGGGGCCAGCCAGGCGCGCAGCAGCGGCGCGGGGGCGGCCTGCACACGCATCAGGTGCCCTTGCCGGTTGCCGAGTGACACAGCACGGCGATACCGCCCCGGCCACGTGAGTTCCATTCCTGCATGCGGCCAAGGCATTTGCGGTGGCGTACCTCGATGCGGAACGGCTTGGCCAGCACGGCTGCGGTCGCTGTCCACACCCCGCCCGCGCCGCGGTGGCGCAACGGCAGGTAGGTGGTGAATTCCACCGAGTCGAGGTCGCCGCCAATCCCGAACCGCAACAGCGTGTTACCGGGCGCAACCTCGTAGGCCAACAGGCGCAGCGGTGCGCCGTCGGGCAGCTGGTCGCCGGTAATGGGGTCCTTGCCGCCAAGCGGGGTGACCGTCACCCACTCGGTCACGGCGTGGGCTCAAGTCGGTAGAGGTCGAACGTGGCGCGTTCGGCGTCGCTGAATTGTGAGTGAGCGCTCGACGACGTAGTTGCCCCGTACTGGAACGGGCCGATGCCGATGAACGGGCCACCGCCGATCATGGTTGATACCCGGTCAACCATGGACAAGATGGCGCCTTGCCAGTTCGCGGCCTCGTCGTCGGTGAAGCCGTGGGTCATCGTGACGCTCAACGCACCGAGCTCGTGGGTCCACCACGGCGGGCCGGGTGCGATTCCGGGCCTCTTGCGGACCATGCCCTGCCGTGAGATCTCCAGTTGGGCAGGGGCGTAGACCGTCTCATCGGTGGCCCCGCCGTAGCGTGCGCTGCGTTCGCGGATCTCGGCGAGCGAGATGAGCTTGAGGGTGGGCAGCATCAGCGTGTTGCCGCCCGGCCCGTCAAGCTCCACCGTGTCGCCGGTCTTGACCGGCGTCACGTGCCATCCGCAGTACGCACGAGCAGCGGCCAGCGCTGCCCGCAGAAGGCGGCCAGTCTCCGGATCATCGGCGACCAGCCGCCCCTGCGTGTACTGCTCGACGGCAGCCTCGTCCAGCTCGGGCATTAGGCCTCGGCGCTGCCCTTGTGGGCGGGAGCCTTCGGCGCGGCCTTGTTGGCCGGTGCCTTGGCCTGCTTCTGGCCGCCAGCATCCCCGCTGTCGCCCTTATCACCCTCGCCAGCGTCGTCCTCGGTGTCAGCCTTGGTGTCGGCCTTGGTGTGCGGGATCAAGCCGCGCGCCTTGGCGTCCTCGTCGGAGAGCTGGATGGTGGTTGTGCGGCCCCAGGGGTCGCCGGTGGCCACTTCGTACTCGCGCAGAGTCATCAGGCCACCGCCGTCTTGCAGAAGGCGGGCGGGCGGGTGACACCGAACGCGTTGCGCTCCTCGGCCAGCACCGCCACCAGGTTGCGGATGAAGAAGTCCGCGTGCGAGTCGGTCATGGTGATGCTGGTCTGCTCGCGGTCCCAGATGACGGCCTTGGAGAAGTCGCCGGGCAGAGCGTGCGTGTCGGGCATGATCTCCGAATCGACGACCGGCAGACCCCACAAGGTGGTCACTCCGGTGTTGAATGGTCCGGCGTAGTAGTACCGGCCCATCTCGTCCTTGGTGAGCTCGATCTGCTCCTTGACTGCCGGAGAGACCAGGATCGCGTTCGGCTGCACGCGGCCCACGGTGCGCAGCTTCGTGATCGCCTTGCGCAGGGAGGTGAAGATGTCGGTCGTGAACGCCTGCGTCTGGATGCCGGAGGTGTTCAGGATGCCGGTGTGGTTCTCACCCACGCCGTTGCCGTTGAGAAACTGGTTGTCCTCGGCCTCGGCGATATCGAGCTGGAGCTCATCGTTGATCAGGCCCTCCAGCTGCGCCACGTCGGCAAGTGCCCGCTTGGAGACCGGCACCCACTCGGCGATGGTCTTGACCGTGGCCTGCTTGACCTCGAATGCCCACGAGCCCTCGGGCTTGTAGCCGCCGTTCGGATCGGTCACCAGTGGGCCGGCCGAGCCGGGCGCGGTGGGCGCCGCTGCGCTGCTGGCTTCCGGAACCGGAGCGGCGTTGTTGGTGTGGCTGGTCTCGCGCACGTACTCCACCACATCGGAGGTGGTGCGACGCTTGGCGCACAGATCGCGCAGACGCAACGGCCGACGGCCCAGCATCTCCACAATGTCGGTGCGGTCCGGGACGATGAACGCGCCAGCGCTGGTGCGGGACTGACCCACGAACAACGACTTGAGCGAGATCGCGTCGGACTGGATTTTGGCGCGGTCCGGGATGCGGAACTCGCCATTGCCGGTCTTGAACCGATCCATCATCGCCTTGAACTCCGGCGACTGGATCACGGTCGTACCGAGGCTCAAATTGAGCTCGGCATGGCCGCCCTTGGTTTCCGGGACGCCGATGTTGTCGGCAAAGGTCTTGGCCTCGGCCAAGATTGCCTCATCGGCCTTGACCGCCTTGATGGCTTCCAAGATGTCCTTGGCGGCCGCCACGGCGGTGTTGTACTCGACCTGCTCGTTGTCCTTGAAGTCGCGGCCACCTTCGGCCTCGGCCTTCTCTGCGATGTCGCGCGCCGTCTTGAGTGCCGCGTCGGCGCGCTCCTTGAGCTGCAACAGTCGTGCAGACATGTGAATCTCCTTCTGATTCTTTGGATTTAGATCGCGCTGGCTAGTTCCAGCTCGATCAACTTGTGCGCCGAGGATGCGACGGGCGACTTGCGGTTGGCCTGAACGGGCGCCGCTTCGGGCGCTGGCTCAGACGGGCCGGATTCGCTGGCCTTGTCCTCGTCAGGTGTGCTGCCGAGAGTGCAGAGCACACGGCTGATGGCCTCGTGTGCGTCTCGTAGTTCGCTCTCGTTTTTGGCCGACAGCACGCGGCCAGCCTTGGTGTCCGCTGCGATTTCGCGTGCCTTGACGGCAAGGATCTCGGTGTCCTGGTTGGCGCCGATGGTCACCACCGACACCTCGTAGAGCTTGAGTTCGCGCAGCTCGTAGAACGATTCGGTGGGCACGGTGCCGTCCTCGCCGACGGTCGCACCGGCCTTGGGCCGCTCGGCCATGCCGCCGTCGAGAATGTCGTAGGCGAACGACATCTGATTGACGCGGCGGCCCTTGAGCATCTTGTACACCTGCAACCCCTTGGGGTTGGAGGTGTCGATCTGCGCGGTAACGAGCAGTCCGTGCTCGTCCTCCACCGCGGACTCGACGTGCCCGATGTTGTAGTCCGGATCGGACATGTTGTGCCCGAACAGAAGCGGTATCGGACTGCCCGACTTCGCCCATTCGGCAAGGGAGTTGGCGAATGCGCCCTTGACTACCACGTCGCCGTAGCTGTCGATGTTGCTGAATACGCTGGCGTACGCGGTGAACTGACCTTCAGCGAGCCCGTCGTCGGGTCCGGCCTTGATTTGTATATTCGCCATTTTGGTGCGCATGGGTGGTACTCCCTTACTCGTCGTCGTCGAGTTCGTCGGTGGCTTCGTTGTCAGCCGGTTGCTCCGGGGCCTGGTCGTCAGCCGGTATCGGGTTGCGGTCGCCGTTCTGAGTGAGGTTCAGGGGCTTGATCAGGTCGTCGCCTCCCTCCACGGGTGGCCGATTGTCCAGGGCGCGTGCCTCATTGATGGTCAGCCAGGGTCCGCCGACGGCGGTCTGCATGATCCCGGCACGGTCCTTGAAATTGCCCGTCAGCTTCTCGCGCAGGTTGAACTCGCAGAAGAATCGCTCTGGCGTCACAGGCTCCAGCTCGGGGAGCAGCTGGAGGTCGATCTCGTCCTCGATCTGTTCGAGCAGAGGGCCGAGGGTGTCTTGGTACAACATGGCGTGCTGCTCGGTGATGTTGGCGAACGTGGCCCGGTCCAGGATGCCGATCATGGGCGGCGGGATGAAGTAGGACCGACATACCTCTTCGTCGGTGAGCTTGCGGCCCTCGATGTACTGCAAGTCTTTTGCGGTTTGGCTGGCCTGAACGAACGTCATGCCGTCCTCCAGCACTGGGGTGCCGCCCGCTTGGCTGGCGTCGGCCCCCGCGTACTGAGAACGCCACGACTCCTTGAACTTCGCGCGGGCCTCCTTGGTCCACGCGGGGGCCTCCTTGGGCCGGGAAAGGTATCCGGACATGCGGGCGCCGTTGCGCATGATCTGGTCGCGCATGTCGCTGGCCGACCACTCTTCGCGCAGGATTTGACGCAGCGACTCCAGCGGCGAAATGCCGATGTCGTAGATGCCGCCGTACCCGCGCACATAGAACACGTCATCAGCGGGGATGACTTCACCGGCACTGCCAGCGGGACCGGCGACCTTGAAAGCGGTGGGGGACAGGCCCGGCGAGTTGTAGTTGTCCGGGGTCACCAGCCGGGGCGGTAGGTGCTGGAGGCCAACCAGTTTGGATCCAACACGCAGCTTGCGCCAATAGGCAACGTCGTAGATGCCCAGATCATGGATGAGCGTTGACTTGAACCGATACGGCGTCATCTTGGGGTTGGGCCGGTACAGCAGTTTGGCCAGGGGGTGCTCGAACACCTTGGCTCGCTCGGCCTCTGACTGGCGCTCGAATACCCCGATGCCGAGTTGGGCGATGTTGCGCGCCAGGAACGACACCACGCGCCGCACCGAGGGTTGTAGGCGCCAGATCTCGAAATACTCCAGTGATAGGAACGGCGAGATGTCGATGCGCTGCTGGATCGGGGAGTACCGAGACCATGGCGTACCGATGGGGATCGGGGTACCACCGCTAACCGTGATGCCCATCAGGGGACCTGTACGTAGTCCACGTTGCCGGAGTCGATGATGATCTCGCCATCAGCCGGTATCCATTCCTGGCCAGGCTCGTACACGCTGGCCGCGCGCAAGATCAGCTTCGGGCCTGCCTCTTTCACGAGGACACCACGAATTGTGCTACCAGAGTGCAGGTTCCATACGGCCTCACGCCCTACTGCGGGATGCTTACGCTTAAACAATCATCAGCTCCTCGTCCTCGTAGGCCGAACGACTCTCCGGCTCAAGTGTTTCCAGTCCCCATACCGCGCCGATGACGGCTTGCAGTGGTGCGGCGTCGGTGGGCGATTTGGCTCGGTCGATGACCCACGCACCTTGCGCGAGTACTTTGATGGCGGCGCTGGTAGCCGCCGCGTCGAGGCCGGGGTGTTCCAGGTGGCGCAGGGTGCGCTCGTTCATGTGGTCCCAGACCTTGCCGGTGGCGATCCCCAGATCAGCGCCGCCCCACTCGATCACGTTGAGGCCTTCGGCCTTGGCGTCCTCGATCAGCGACGTGACGGGGGCACCGTTGGATTGCATGACCACGGCGGCGAAACCGTCCTGGTGTTCGACCAGCCAGGGGATCACCCAATCGGTTCCGGAGCGGTCGGCGCTTATGCCGGCCACCGGCTTGCCGTCATCGTCTAGGCCTACCCGCGCGACATAGGCGTGGGTGCGTGACCAGGAAACGTCCACGCACACAACTCGAGGACTGCCCTCGGCGGGGCGTGCGGTGTTGTCCAGCGTGTCGGCCCACGAACTCTCGGGGAACGGTCCGGCGTCGGACATCGAGACCCACCGGCACAGCACCTCGGTCTCGAACATGTGCGGCGGGTTGCCCCGCAGTGCCCCGGCGATGGCCCGCTCGGTGACGCAATCCTCGGTGATTTCAGTGTGATTCATCGAGGGATTGGCCTGTGCCCATGCTTGCCGGTCGGTGCGCTTGGCCTTGGGGGGTGCTGACCATTCAAACCAGCCGGTCATTTCCTCGTCGGCGTGCTCGGCGAGGTATTCCTCCATCTCGGCGTCGAGCTCGCCGAGTACCGCCGCGTCCGCGTCGCCGTCGGGCCACCCGAGCCCCTGGTGTGCCGTGGTGCGCAGCCAGCGCAGAACGATGGACATCGCATCTCCAGCGTTGGAGAACGCCCACGCCTGACCACGGGGACGGGCGTTCATCGCGTTGGTGACGGCCGCCCACGATTCCCAGTTGGTGTGCTCGCGCAGCTCGTCGAGCAGAATCAAGTCGCCGGAGAAGCCGCGACCGCCGCGACGAGTGGCAGCGGCCACCTGATAGTCGCGGAACCATGGGGTCTCGTCAGTCTTGGCCAGCCGCAACATCTTCGGGTGGCCTCGGTCCACCTTCTCGATGAAGTGCGCCAGTTCCTCGTCGCCCTCGGCCCACTGCACGGCCTCGTCCCATGCCTTCTCGGCGCGGGCCAGGTCCTGCGCGGTGCCGATGACCATCTTGGAATCGAGCGCGTACAGGTGCCACAGCGCCAGCACGAGCAGAATCAGCGACTTGCCGTTTTGCCGGGCCACCTCGACGATGACGAACCGGAATCGGTAGGTGCCGTCCTCGTTGAGCTCCAGCGCGTGAATGAGCAGCCACTCTTGCCACGGGAACAACCGCAGCCCGAGCAGCTGCTCGGCGAACGCGATGCACGCGAACCCGTGCGAGGTCTGCGGGGTCAACTCACGGCGCGGCGGGGTGAAGATGCGCGGCTCGGTGCATCCGAGAATGCGCTCTGCGCACGCGGTACTCAACCCGTGGCCTCGCCGGTTCCGGTCTGGCGGGTCATCGCCCGCACAGCGGCGAGCTTGCCCTTGCCGACACTGCCGCTCTTGCGCAGCTTGTCCATCAGTTCGGAGAGCTGGCGGGCCGCCGAGGGGTGCTGCGCGATGGCCAGCTGGTTGTCGAGTACTCGCGCCAGCGCGTACGCCGTGGCCACCAGGCCGGGCCGCGACGCGGCGACCCCGAGTGTGTCGATCTCAGCTATCACGCCCTGCTGTACGTCGCCGATCACCGGGGCTCGCGGCGCGCTCTGCTCGCCACCGGCGTTTGCTGGCATCGACCGCACGGACGCCAATTTGCGTCCGGACTGTTCCGCGCCCTTCTTCCGCTGCCGGAGCTCCTTGCGGTACTCCGAATTGGCGAGTTTGCACTGGTCACAGCGACAACCAGCCAGGTATCGGGTGCGATTGTGTACGTCAGGCATGGGACACGCCTCCTGTACAGCGGTCGCGGGATATGTTCAGGTCCAACGGCGTTTGCGAAAAGGGAGCCTTACCGCGGAGTCGCCTGCCAGCTCGTTTGCAGAGAATCGAACCCCCCTCCCTACCAGGGGTTTTGCATCCGGCAGCTAACTCTCTGACCTGCGGTTATGCGCTCTGCAAACACCGCTCACCAGTCGGGTTGGACCCATCTCCGCTGCTCAGGCGGTGTGTCCTGCCGTGCTCGGTTGCACCGGCAGTGAGAGGGCCGAAGGTTGGTCATGTCGTAGGCGAGGTGAGGATGGCTCTCGACGGGTTGGTAGTGGTCGGGCTCGAACGCCTCGGGGGTCTGCGGCGCGGCGGCGTAGTCGATGGGCTGACGACACAGCCAGCACACCGCGCGGATGGCCTTGCACCGCTGCCGGAACTCACGCTTGACCTTGCGCTCAAGACTGCCGTTGCGCAGGTTGCTCATCGGGTTGTCGCCTACCATCCCAGCTCATGACAATGAAGCCATCCGACATTGAAGATCTCAGGGCCGAGGCGTGGAGCCGCCTCAATGGCGGTGCATCGGCGATCTTCTCGCGGGATGCCGCTGACCATCCGGACGGCGAGCGGCATCTGGAGTACGCGAAGGTACAGGCGTTGCTGTCCATCAGTGCCGAGCTGGGGCTGATACGCGCGATGTTGGAGCGCAAGCAGGGTGGCAGCTAGACCGGTCGCGTTCGGTGCCATGTGCAGTAGGCGGCCATGAGCGCCGAGGCCAGCGCTGGCACGTCCTGCATGGGCAGCTTGTCGGGCACGTTGCGGATGGCCACCGCGTCACCGTGTGGACTGATGGGCACGGTGCCGTCAGACCATGGCTGCGCGGTGATGGGTACTCGGACGTAGCGCCGGCCGGACTCGTAGGACTCGACCTCGGGTAGTGCGATCACCATGTGACCCTTGGTCTTGAGGGCATCGGGGAGCACCGAGGCGATGAGGTCGGCCACCTGCGCTTGTGTGTAGATGACGGTCTCGGTGGCGCCTTCGGCGCCGATGGTCGTCTTGCGGGTATGGCCAAACAGGCTCGGGATGGCCTCGATGACCTCGCGTATAGCCTTGCGCGCGTCCATCGGGTAGTTCTACGCCGAGGGCCTGACATAGGGGCTCTGGCGGGCCATGATCCCGCATCTTGGTTTCCACCCGGAACTTGTGTCGTACGTTTCCACCGGGGACTTGTTCACCCGCTCTAACCTCTTGAGCTACAGAACCAGCTATCAGGGCGTGATGTGCTGACCCCTGATACGACGAAACCCCCAGCTAGGCCGGGGGTTTCATGCAGTAGATACAGCTCACCTACTGGCATGTTGAGCGCCATTTTGCCACACGCTCGCATCGTCGCTGGTCAGGCACGCTTTGCGTGTCGCGGTCGCTGTGCGCGCACTCGCCGGACATCGCCAATGCGAACCATCTGGTGACCGTGGGTGTCATGGCCGCGAACCGGCACATGCCCGTTTTGGATCCACCGTTCGATGGTGCGCTGCGGTACGTGCTCATCGAGGCGGGGCAGCACCACGTCCACCAGCTCGCGCACGGTGGCGTTGCGGTCGTCGAGCTCGCCGAGGTTGTGTGCCAGCACGTCGGCCACTACGTGCCCGACGCCGCACCGTGGGCACACGATCTGGTTGCTCTGGTGCGGCGCGGTGAGCGCATATCCGCATCGGGTCGTCCTGTCGCCCTGCTCGGTTCGTTCCTTGAGGACAGCCTCGGGTGCGGGGTCGGTGATGCACGGCCCGATGGTCATCGGCTCCGGCGGGCGATTGACCACGCGGGTGGCAGAGCGGAACACGCGCTCGATCTCATCGCAGATCTCGGCGGCGTTCTCTTGCAGGGCCACGTCGTCAGCGTGCCGGTACAGCCATTTGGCCATGCGCGCCAGGGTGGTCACCGGCAGTGTGTCCTCGCCGCGCTTGCCGGTGTACGTCGCCTGCAAGGTGGCCGCCGACGGCTCGGGTGTGCGCAGCTCTGGTGCCCCGTCGCAGTCGTCGCACAGGGCGCCGGTCGCGGACGTAGGCAGCGCGACATAGCACCGTGCGCAGGCGTCCGGCAGTGCAGCGGTCGTTGCATCGGGCACGTACGCCCGTGCGGGCTCGGGATCGTTGGCGGGCGCGGGGTTTGGCTGCGTGCGGAACTCGGGTACTTGCAGCCCGCGCGTCTCGCACATGTCGCGGATGGTCGTCGAGAGCGCGTTGCCGATGCGGTCCAGCTCGTCGCTGGCGTGCCCGTTGGCTCGGCCGAGTGCCAGCGCGTGCCATAGGGCGGCCTGGTGGCGCTCCTGGTGGTCCTTTTCGGTTGGTGCGCTGTCCTTGTCGCGGGGGAACGGTTCAACGTGGCTCACGAGCGTGTCGTCGCCGTGTAGCACCCGACGGCGCCCGCCGCGACCACTGGGGCTGAGTCTGGCTTGCCCGACGGCGGTCTCGGTGAGTCGATCGAGCCACCAGGGCAGCGCGCGCAGACGGTCGCGCAGCTCGCTCACGCACGCCTTGCACACGAACAGCTCGGTAGCGCGGTCGCAGCGCTTGCACTTGGTCATTCGGTGAAGCTCCTTGCTATCTGGTCGAATTGGGCATCGATGTCCCGCTGCTCGTAGTGGTCAAGGAGTGCGCGCTGCCAGGGCTGCACCGCCAGCCCGAGGTCTAGGCACATCTGCCATATGCGCTCTGCGTCGCCGTGCTTCATTGGCCGGCCAGCGCTTCACTGATAATCCGGCGAGCGCGTGAATCGCCGAAGTGTGGTCGGTCATCGAATTGCCCTGGCAGTTTCCGCATCTCGTCACTCCACTCGAACGATGCGAGATCCACATCGCGGTAGAAGAGCGAGGCCAGATGGTCTAGATAGACCTCATCGTTGGTGAACTTGACTCGTCGGTGCAGCTGGGCTGACAGCGTGATCCGTGGATCCAGATCGGGCAACGCGGGATTGATGCCATTGACGATTCGGCCCACGTCGTGCCATCCGGACAGGTCCGGGGGATCGGGGAGCCGCCAGTCGTTACGTAGCTCGCTCATCGCGCACACCCGGCAGCGAACGCGGCGAATGCTTCGGTGCTGGTCTCGAAATAGCACCACGGCTCGCACTCGTCGAGTGCGTGTTGCTTGCAGATGGTCCAGCGAGTCCATCCGTCGGTGCGCTTGTGGATGCGCCAGGGCGCGGGTGGGCGAGCTGGCTTGCGCGGCTCGTCGTGTACCGCGCCGTCGTGCCAGTAGCCCTCGGCCAGCGTGCCGTCGTCGAGCAGCACGGCCACGCGAGCGCCGTCGGTCAGCCCGGGGCAGGTAAACCACTCGGGGTCCGATTTCTGGGTCATCGTGTCTCCGTTCGCATATCGATTCCTGGGGCTGAGTTGAACGCTGGCGGGATTTCAGGGGGTTGGTGACTATCCGGTCGCGGCGGGGGGATTTTCGAGCGCTGCGCGGGCTCTGGCGAGTCCGGCTTTGGCGGTGGCCGAGCGGTCGACGTGATCGCAGACGGAGAGGCCGTTGTAGCCGTCCTGGTCGCACAGGCGGCACGCGGCGATTGCCTGGCGCTTGGCATCTCGCTCGCCCCGGTGTTGTGCGCGCTGCTCGGCGGCGGCGAGAGCCGCGTCGTCTGCGGCCCACTGGGAGTACTGCTCCCGGTAGCGCTGGCAGGCGCGGCACGGGTCCTCGGTGCCGCCAGGATGCTTGGGGCAGAACTCGGGGGGCGGCGCGCAGCGCTCCCCAACTTGAGTACTTACCAACGTAAGTTCCCTTACCCCTACCCTTACCCTTTCCCTAGAGGGTTCGGGCAGGGTGCCGTCAGGGTTCACGGTTCCGGCAGGGTTCTCGCACCCTTCGGGCACGGTGCCGTCAGGGTTCTCGCACGGTTCCGTCACGGTGTCATCGGGGTCAGGGTCAGACGGGTCAATCTCATCGGCGACCTTGGTCGCCTCGGGCTTGCGCAGGCGACGTAGCTCGACCGCCAGCTCATGGCGCAGCTTGGGCGAGGCCACCATGACGGCGCATTTCAAGGCGCTCTTGAGGTACTGCGGATACCGGGTGACCTCAGTGGTGCGCATGTAGGCGCGGATGAACAACTCGTCTGTGTCCTCGTCAAAGAACACGAACCGTTCACGCTCCAGCTCGCGGAGATCGGTCTCCAGGTCGTCGACAGACATCTCGTCGCATCCCTTGGCCCACTTGGTGATTTGGAGCGGTTGCATCCCGGCGCGGTCGAGATCCTTCTGACTGAGCAGCTGCGCGTAGGTGCATTGCGCAGTCCGCGAGAGCGCTCGGAAATGGCCGTCGCGCCAGATTGATTCCTTGAGCATTCCGGCCGAGTTAGCCACGGTGTTCCTCTCTCTGATTCGCGTGCACGTATTCAGACTGCGGCACGTTCGGCACTCCTTCTCACCCCAAAATCTCGGGGCCGAACATCGGGTCCATCTGTGCCTCAAGAGCCGCCGTGCGGGCCCGCTGGCGCGTCTGCGCGTGGTGCTCTAGGTCGTAGTGCAGGACCCGCGCTAGCAAGTCGCTTGTGTCGCACGCGTATCCACTCAGCGCCGAACGGTCGGTGCCACGACGGTCAGAGGGCACAACGCACGTAACGGTGCGTGTCCCGCAGAGCGCCTCGGCCGGGATGACCCAGAACCACACGCACCGGGACCGATCCAGCCCGACCAGAATCGTCGATGATGCATCCTTGGGCGTGTCCCCATGGCCAGACAGAGCGGTCCACCGAAATACGTTGGACCGCCGGTTGTCTCCCAACACCATTGAGAACTCGCGTGAGAATTTGACTTCGACCCCAATCCCGGCGAGATCGATGTCATGCGCCGCGCTCGCGGCAGTCGTCACGCCGGAAAGTATCTGCGCGAGCAAGCACTCCCAGAATTTCGGATCGGCCGCTGGATCGACTCCAAGCGTTGAACGCAGTGTTTCAATCGCTGCCGCCTGCTCGGTGGTGATCAATTCGTCCAGCCTCGTCATATCGCTAGCTCCATCTGACCGGCGTCGAGTTGCTTTCGGCGGCGCGTCTGCGCTCGTGTCATTGCGTGATGTTCTCTGTCGTAGTGGAGATGGCACCCGTTGCACATCGCGCGCAGGTTCTCATCGCGGCAGTCCTCGGGTGTGTGGTTCAGGTGCGCCACGGTCAGCACGACGCGGCTGCCGGTGCCGTATGCGGGCTGTCCGTTGACGTTCGTGCAGCGGTCGAGGTGTGTACCCCGTAGGCACTCGCCCTCGCACTCACAGCGGCCTTGCGCGCGCTCGAACCGGATGCGGCGCGAGATCTCGGGCCAGTCCTTGGGGTAGCGGTCGCGGTTCTCGGGGCGGATGGGCATCACGCCACCTCCCCGCTGCGGCAGCCGTACGGTGAGCAGCCGTCCGGGTCGCCGTCCTCGAATAGGTCGAGCTGCATGTCGGCGTACTCGGCACGTGTCACGCGGTCGATTGGTGCCAGGTCCAACGGAACTCGTGAGCGGTGTAGGAACGCCTCGCCGTCGAGTGGATTGGCCGAGGCGCCGCCCTTGCGGATGCGGCGGTCGAAATCGACCGCGTCGTCCCAGAGGGAGTGGAACCGCTTACACATGCACAGATCGGCGATCTCTTCGGGCTGGTCCCGGTTGTACAGATGCGCGCACGCCTTCGGTTCGTCGAAACCGCGCCAATGGTCATCGCGGGAATGGCCACACGTCGCGCAGATATCGCGCCGCTCGTACATGTACCGCCACTGGGCATTGCCGTGGAACGGGCACCCGATGCATGCACTCTTGGCGGTGTGGCCCCACCCCGCGCGCTCCAGCCAGCGTTGGCAGTCCTTGCGGGACATGCCTAGATCGAGCAGCGGGTAACGCGGCCGGGAGTAGTTCACGTCCAAACGGTTGCGCACGCGGTGGATCTCGTCGGTAGAGAAGCCGATCCACTGCTCGGCGAACACATCACGCGGCACCGGTGTCGGATGCGGGTAGCCCAGCAGCTCGCGCACCTTGACCTTGATCGGCTTGAGCTTGTACTCGCTGGTGCACTGGCGGCGCCCCATGCCGTGCCGTTCAGTGGCAGTGGCTAGCCTGGTGCCCACGATCGACCCACGGCCGTCGCCACCGCACACCGAACATGAATCAGGCTCGTCAGATGGTCCACGGCCGGAGCCGCCGCAGGGTGCGCATACGCCATAAACAGGCACCTCGGTAGCCTTGGGCGCCAAGGTGAACCATGGCACCGAAACGAATCGCGCTTCCGGGTCCAGAGTGTCCGCGCGCAGGTTGCCGGATGAGACCCGGTACAACGGAATGTCTACGCGGGCAAGCTCGGCGGCGAGCCGGTCCACCTGCTCATAGACCGCGGGTGGCTCCCAGCCGGTATCGGCGAACACCGCTGCGTCCAGACCAGGCAGCGTGCCGTCGCAGGCCATGAGCGCCAGCACCGTCGACTGGACACCAGCGCCGAGGGACAGCACGCGGATTGTGGGATCGGCCATCACTCACCCCTTCTGAATTTCGTATGGCACTTCTCGCATCGCGGCCGACCGGCGCTGTGCGGCTCGGTCTTGCAGTCCACGCATAGGCCGGACTGGTATGCCTTGGTGCTCTCGGGGGTGCGGGCCATCACGCACTCACTTTCGAGCCGAGCTCGATCATCAGCCAGGTATAGGCGAGCTGGATCTCGCTGCTAGTCATCGGTCGTGCCCAGCGCGGGTTGAGCATCGCCGCTATGGAATTCATGCCCAGCTCGCAGTCATGGCACATGCAATCGCGGTGGTTGCGCACGATGCAGTAGCGCCCGCACCTGTCGCAAAACGCGTGCTTCATGCGCCGACTCCGAACAGCTCCAGCTGCCCGACCAGCTCCTCCTCCGTGGTGAACCCAAGCGCACGGTCGAGCAAGTCTTCTGTCCAGTCCTCACAGCGCCAGAACTCGGCCTTGGCGTCGGCTTCCTGCTGCTCGGTCGGCGGGCAGATGCGATCGCCCATGTACGCGTACCCGCACGGATCGCTCCCGCAGTGGCAGAACTGGTGGCGAAGTAGGTTGTTGCGCTGCGCGGCGGCGGCGCACTCGCGCATCTCGGCGACAAGATCGGCCGGCAGGGAGCGCGCGTACTTGTTCAGCTGCGCGGTGGTCACGGTGACGACGGGTATACCCCGCGATACGACCTTGCCGCGTCCGCACTCAAATCCCTTGATGTGAGACGGGTATCTATCGGCGGGCACGCGGGTGCCGCCGTAGCAGGACTGCATCAAACGGGTGACACCTGCGGGACCGATGAGGCAGTCACGCATCGTCCACCCGCCGACCATCCGCAGCAGCCAGCGTTGATCTTCGGTGAGCATCACGCGGCCACCTCACGAGGTGGCATGGGCGAGTATGTACCCCAGCTCGTTCCCAGTAGCACGAAACTTGCTGACCAGTAACGAGTTCGGGGCGCGTGACGGCAGGGCATGACATCGAGGTATTCACCGAGTGGGTAGTCGTCGTCCATCATTGGTCCTCGTCTTCCATGCGCTCGATGTGCACCAGGCGGCCTGGCAGTGGTTGGTCGGGGTTGAGCGTGTTGCGGCAGTCGTTGTCCGCCTTGGCGCCACAGATGCGGCAGCGGCGGGTGAGCGCCCCGGTGTATCGGGGGTCTGCCCGATCAGTGATCACCGGGGCACTCACGGAGGGCCTACTTGCCGAGGTTGGAGGCGTAGACCGGGACGCCGAGGTCTTCGGCGAGCTCGCTGGTTACCTGCGTCCACGCGTCGCGCACCAGGTGCTCGTATGGTTGCGGGACGAGCGCGAGGCCGAGGTGACCCTGGGAGACCTCCAGTCGTAGCCAGCACCGGATCTCGATAACGGGGTAGTCCTCGAATGGCCTTGCCGACAGCGTGATCTCGCGCGGTACCTCCAGTTGCCGCGTCGCGGTGCCCGCCTTGGCCGAGACCTCTTCGCTGTAGGTCAGGTTCACGCTGCCGGTGGCGCGCTTGATGCTCGACTCGAACGATCCCTTGCTCGATGCCCGCACGCTGTCCACGATTTCGACGATCTCGGCTGCCGGGTGGCTCGTGATCAGGTGGCCGGCCGATTCGATGAGGTCGCCGAATTCCAACTGGCTGTGAAACCTGCCGTCAGCGGCCTTGAACAGAGTCGCCCAATCGGGGTCCGGCACGAATTGCAGCACGAGTGCGTCGTCCCGACGGGTGTACTCGGCGTTGGCATCTGCGTACAACTCGTCATAGATCACGGTGACGGCCCCGTACTTGCGATTTCCCCACACCGTGGATCGACCCTCGATGAGGGGGCGGCGGGCGACCTCGGCCAGGAATGAGGCCGTGTCGGTGACTACGCGGGTGGCGGCGTCGCGCGGCGGGAATGCCTTGGGGGCATCGTCGCGTACGTCGATGACGCGGGTTTCGAGCCCGTTGCGGCCATTGGCGGTGACCAGGTAGACCGGGCCATTGGTGCTGGTATCGGCGGGCTCGATGAGTTCGATACGTTCGGAGGGATAGTCAATTACATTCTCGGACATAGGTTGTATTCCCTTTCTTGGTCACTTGGTGCCGTAGTACATTGCGGCGTTGTCGCGGGACAGACCCCCCTCGCCGTCGGCGAAGAAGATCGTTCCGGCAGGGTCCTTGGCGGGGGCGCTGACGACATCGGGGACAAGGCACACCGCCCCGGACTCGCGGGGCTCGACCTTGATCTTGAGCGTGACGCAACCGCCCTTCTTGCCGGTTGCCATTGCCGCCGCGACACATTCGTGCAGCGCCTTGGTCGCGGCGGTTTGGGTGCGGCCCTTGTCGAGCTGCGTCAGCACGACGATGAACTCGGTGATGTCGCCAGGGGCAAGCTCGGTGCCCTCTTCGGCCTTCTCAGTTTCGTTGTCGGACATGGGTTTCCTTTCCTAATGGGGTTGGATCACTGCTGCTGGAGGGATTTCAAGTCATCGATCACCGCCTCGGCATCACGCTCGGAGAGGTCATCGAATGCGGTGATGTCCCTGTTGATGACGGACGCGAGATAGGTGAGCGTCTTGGCGGTCCCTTCTGGCGTGCGCAACGAGTACTTGGCGTTGGCCAGCAGGCCCCGGATGGTGCCGAGATCCTTCTTGCTGGCCAGGAACTCGCCTTGAGAGTTGACCTCGCTGGGGTCGGCGTCGGGCGGGCTGTCGGCACCGCCGTCCGGCGCGGGAGCCGGTGCCGGTTCGGGCTCGGCCGCCTCGATGGACTCGCTGGCCTCGTTGGTGGTGGAGGCCTGCGCCTTGGCAGTCTCGGGGGCGGTCGGCGCTGTTGCGGGCTTGGAGGCGGCGGTTATCTCTTCGGTCAGTGACGATGTGACCGGGAACGCTTCGGCCTTGTCCATGCCGTCGCGGGTGATCGACGTGTACGTGATACCCATCTGCGCGACATCGCCCGCGTCCCATGCGCCGCGCTTCTTGCCGATCTTGGTCTCCAGCTGCGCCTCGGTGATGCCGATTTCGCGGAACTTGCCGAGCATGATCTCGACGCGCTTAGGCAGCGGGACACCTTCGCCGTTTTCGATGGTGTTCTTGCAGATGTTCTGCGCTTCCTCGGTGAACCACTTGGGCAAGATGGCTGAAATGCACTCTCGGACAGCGCGAGCGCCCGCATTGTTGTTGTTGTTCGTGATGTCGCCGAGGTCGGTCAATTCCTGACGGCGCCCTTGCTTCATGCGGGCGTGCGGGACGATGAATGTGCGGGTGGCGCGGGTATTGGTCTGGACATCCCAGGCCCAAGCAAGGACCTCGGATTCAGCACGGTTGTCGTCGCGGTGCAGCTCGTTGACGCCGTACTGGACGTTGCCCCACACGCGGGCCAGCTCGCGCATCAGGTGAACAGACGGTCCGGTTCCACGATTCTTGACCTGGTAGAAGGCCTGCTCGGCCATGGTCATGCGGCCGCATGCGTCGCGCATCTCGGCCTCGGCGCGCCGCATGTCGCGGGGGATCTGCTGGGCCACGATGACGGCGGATTGGACCTCGGCGACGGCGCGGGACTGCTCAACGGAGGTGGCCTGGCTGATCGCGGTGCGTGGTGCTGGCGCGACGGGCTGGTATTGGGCGACGGTCACTGTTCTAGATCTCCTTCTTGCTGGTAGACGGCGTAACTCGGTAGCGATACGGAATGCACGCCCTGGCCGTAATCGGGCCAGTGATCGTGGGCAGCGCAGGCGGCGTACAGTTCGATGGCCTTGCGGTTGCGGCGCCGGCCGAGCTCGATGTCGTCGGGCTTGAGCTCGATGACCGAGACCGGGAACGGCGGCGTCTTGGACTGGACGATGAACACGAACGCGGCATCGTCGGCGATGTCGCAGGCGGCCAGGCCGTCGAGATACCAGGGGACTTGCTGGTGGTATCCGTAGTCCGCAGCGGCGCGGGCGAAGTGGCCAGGGTGGGCGCTGGTGGCCGTCTTGTAGTCCACGACGATCAGGCGGCCACGGCCAGGGTTGGGCAGCCAGTCGGGCCGGAATCGCAGCCGTACGCCGGTCTCAGGGTCGTGCCAGTACCCGGAGAGTTCCGGTGTCCCATCGGCCAGCAGCGCGGCGGCCAGCGGGTGCTCGCGGACCTTGGCCGCCATCGCCTTGGCCTTGGCTACCTCGGCGATGTGCATCGGGATCTGGCCGCGCTGGCGTGCCGCCTCGGCGGCCTCCTGCCACATCGCCGTGGATGTGGGCGCCTTGGAGGGGGAGCCATCCTTATTCAGTCCGTGAATGGCCGGGTCCAGCTCTGCGATCTCGCTGCCCTCGCCGAGTACGAACTTGTGGGCCACGTGACCAAAGTCGTACTGAGGTTTGGGTGCCGGGGGCTGCAACTGCTCGTAGCGGAAGATCTCGGGGCACGACGGCGCCAGCAGCGCGCGGGCTCCGGACGACGACAAGCTGGTGCGGTCGCCGTGATACACCTCATCGGAAATGCCGCTGTACATGCCATCTTCGGCGGGAATCTGCTCGCTCACTGGGGCACCTCGAACCAAAGCGCGCGGCCCTCGCGGCGGAACCACAACTCGCCCTGGTTGCGATGCGTGCACCACGCCAACTCGCTATCCCAGACCGCCACCACTTCAACGCTGGTGCTCGCCATGTGACTTCCGTCGTGTCCCTCGTCGCGGGTGCACAGGTAGTCATGGCCGGATTCGCTCGGGATGGGGAACACGGCAGGGCAATCGCCCACGCCTTCCGGATGCGTCTTCACGAGACCCACCCCCGCGACAGCTTCTCTTCGCGCGCAAGGGTGTTCATGAGGTCGTCAACACCCTTGTTGTGCCGCAAGGCCATACGCTGAAACGTTGCGGGCGAGTTCCCGAGCTTCTTGGCGATCTCCCAGTCTTGGTATCCAAGTGAACGCAGCTCGTCCACCTTCTCAGTCCACGCGAGCGTCATGGCTTGCCTCCCTTTGGCTTAACGTCAAAGTGATGCAGGATCGCGGCGGCGGCATAATCAGGAGTTGCACCGGCGGGCAGCTCCCACAATGTCTCGGTGAGCGCCCGCTTGAGGGCGTCTCGCTCATCGAGCACAGCGGTCCACCTGGTCACGTATCCGCGCAGTCCTTCCGGACTCCAAGCGCGCCCCGAGTGGTAGGTCGGCGATGCCGGTTCGATCTGGGCTGTGATGTCTTGGAGCTTGTCCGCCATCTCGGCGACCATTTCGAGCAATGCCCGTGTTGGCTCTGGCATTACGCACCTACCTTGGCGTTGTCCTCGGCGCGGTGCCGTGGGGTGTAGCCGGGAGTGGATGGGCCGCAGTAGACACGCCCGCTGGAGTGCTTGCCGTAGCTGATGGACTCGTGGAACTCAGCGAGGTTGGCGTAGGGCTCGTAGATGGGGTTCATTCGGCCGCACCAGCTTCCGGCTCGTGGATCAGCCATGGGGCACCCGGCGCCGTACCAATCAAGTGGCCCATGTCGTATGGCATTCGGCGGCTAGGACGGCGCACCTTCCGGTTGAGCCGGGCCTGTCGGCGCAAGGCCGAGATGTTCCCCCGCCGAGCGCGCCGCGCCGCGCGGTTCTTGGCCCGCCGCTGGCGTACCACCGCCTCGGGGACGGTCCCGGCATAGACGTGCTTGCTCTGTAGACCGATGATGATCGCGGCGTTGTTGATACCCCTGATGTCGCCGTAGGGGTCGGTCAGGGCGGGAATTGATTCGGGCGCAATCTTGGCCTCGGGCAGATTCATTCGTGTAGTCCGTTCTGAGAGAAGGTGGTTGGGGCGGCGTACGCGGCGGGTACGGAGAACAGGGCGGCAACACCGATGGTGAGAGCGGCGATGAACAGCAGGACCGCTGCCCGGTCGCGGTACCAGCCGCGCCGGTTCACCCACAGATCAATGCCGAGCGCGACACCGAATAGAGCCATGACGACGGCGAATTGGGCGTAGCGCTGATCGAACAGAGCGACGATGGCGTAGACGAACGCCAGCAGTGCGACCGTCCAAAAGGCATGGCGCATAACGATATTTGTCATCGCGCTACCCCCGATCGGTTGCCCTGCTCCGACCACGGATCTCGCCACGGCTCGCACCCGAGCACCCCGCCGAGGCGGGCGGCGCCGTCGATGAGCGTTCCCGTGGGGCCTCCGACGCCCGCGCGGTCCATCTGCGCGACGACCTGCTGTACCCGTTCGCGCATGATGTCGTCGAGCACTTCCGGGGCGAGGGTCAGCAGCGTGCCGCCGTCGAAATGGATTTCGAGCACCCGGTCGATACCGCTGCCGAGGCGAACGGACTTGAGCGCGCCGAGGGATAGGACCAGGCTTGCGTGCTCGGTCTGGTGCGAGACGTGTCCGATGGTCATCAGTCCAACCCCGACTCGGGTCGTGAGTTGCGGGTGATCTCTGCCAGCGCCTCGAATTGCAGCGCGAGGCGTTCTCGGCGGTCCGCAGACTTGGGCAGCCAGAAAGTGATAGCGCTACGGTCGTCGTCCTCCGGTGGATGGTGCAGCCGGTGTGAACTGTGGAGGAACAAACGCGCTGCGCTGTAGGTGATTCCAGTGCCCGCGACCTGCTCGACAAGCTCAACAGTGGGCTCATCGAGCGAATCGTCGTCTTCGCTGAGTAGCAGCTCTTGGCTGTAGACGTTGATCCTCACGGGGTACCCCCGACACTCTGCGCAGGGGTGTAGATACGGTGGGACATGACCGGCCTCCTTGTAGGCTGGTTGAAGTGGCCCCGACGGTGGGTGGTTCTTTGGCGAGAGTGCCCGCCGTCGGGGTTTTCCTATTCAGTTGTGGTGAAACGGGTTTCAGCTCTTGTCGTAATCGGCCAGTAGCCGTTGAATCCCCTTCGGGGTGACGCGAGGTTGCGGGGGATCGAGCACCAGCACGCCGGTCTTGGGGTGGTAGTGCGACTGGGGGAGCACCGACATGTAGCCGGTCTCGATGGCGGATTGCAGCACGCGCCAGCGCCCGTCCTCACCGCCTCGTTTGATCCACCGACGGCGCTCCAGCTCGGCGAACAGGCGGGTGGCGCCGACCTTGATCCCGGCGCGAGTCAGCGCTTGAGCCGCGTCGCGTACCGACAGGTCGCCGTCGGCATCGAGCAGCCGGTCGGCGACTTCGGCCTTGGGCTCCAGCTCGGCGACCTTGGCCTCGGCCAGCTCCGCGCGCTCGGTCTGGTCAGCGGCGGCCCGGAGGGCTGCGGCGTACGTCTGGGGGATCTGGTGCTGGACGACCTCGGCCTCGCGCGTCTTGATGACGAAATAAGTCTGCGCGGCCGCGATCTCGGGCTTGCGTGGGTCTCCGTTGAGGGCCACCAGGTAGCAGGCGTATCGGGATAGGTGGTAGTCCTCGGCGTCGCGGCCCTCCGACTTTTTGACGGCGCTGGCAAAAAGCCTGGTCACCTCGTGTCCGCTGTTGCGGGCTGCGATCTTGGCGCGGCCGACCGCATCGGCGAACCGGCGCCAGGAGTCATATCCGAGCAGCGGCATGAGATCGCGTGCCGACCAATACTCACGGCCAGCGTCCGTCAGACGCCGGATCGCATCGAACGGGGACGCAGCGACCAGATCGGCGCTCATTCGGCACCACCCTCGGCAGTGGCGTCCGACGGCCGCGCACTAAGCGCGGCGCGTCGGACCCACGCCTTACGCTGCAACCACCGCCGCGCCGTAAGGTGCGCGCCGGTCACATAACGGGTAACCAGCCCGTGCAACGTAAGGAGACTGTGATGGCACTGCGCGACATCTTGGCTATCGACGCATCGGCTGGGTCTGTGGTTGATGAGCTGATTAGCGGATTGACCGAGACTCTGGGCGAGTGCAGCGACGGCACCTACGACACCGACGCCGTGTTGTTCGACCTGGCTTTGGCCGTCGTCAACCTTTCGTCCGAGGTCGTTACGCGGCGTGCGGAGATCATCGAGCTTGAGGCACGCCTGGTCAACCTGGAGACGCGCATTCTGGAGGCGGGCGTGTCCTTGCGCGAGCGCTAACCGGCTCCTGGCCACCCGCACCCGCGCCTCGTCGGCCGGGTTGGTAAGGGCGCTCATTCAGCACCACCCTTGGTGCCGCGTACGGCGTCTAGGACTATCGCGGCGTCATCGGGTGCAAGTTCAAACGCGGCGTCGATTGGGTGGCCCGGAGCCGGAGCAGCCTCGACAGCTCCGGGCCGTTCTCCTTCTACGCTGGCCGTGTCAGCAGTACCAACAGAAGGAGAAGCATTGTGGGACAGCCCACGCCGAAACAATTTGCGGACGCGGCCGTTGCATCCGCGCGGCAAGCGAAGGGAAGTACGCAAGATCAGGTTCTCGCCAAGATCGCCGAGGCGGTCGAGTACCTCGGGCTCGCACTGTCGGCCGCGTACCTCCAGCAGGAGCGAGAGCGGGCCGACCGATAGGTACGCCAGCGGTGTGACGCGGATCGGGTAGCGGCGGGAGAGCCAACTGCGGGCGAGAGCGCGCTCTGCGGCCCGCTGCAACTCGGTCTCGTCGGGCTCGGGCACGTCAGCGAAAGTGCTCACGAGGCCACCGCCTCATTCTCGAACCAGCGAGCAATTGTGGTGTGCGACACCGGGATTCCGGACTCGCGGGAGACGACATCGGCGATCTTGCGCCAGCCGTGGCCAGCCTGTCGGTATTGACGCACCAGGCCGGTCAATGACTTCCGCTTGGTCGCGCCGAGCTGGATCTCGATCAGCTCACGGGTGGGGGATGACAT